TTCATCAAACTTGGCCTGATATTTCACAAGAGGAAGCAGATGCAAAGTTTGATATCAATATAAATAAAGCGTTTGCTTCTGTTAGGAGACTTGTTAAACTCCCATTATCCGATGAGCAGCTTGCTGCCCTTATCGACTTCACGTTTAATGTTGGCTCTGGTAAACTTCAAGCTTCTACCCTTTTACGTCTTATTAACCGAGGGGAGTTTTTAGAAGCAGCTGAGCAGTTTTTACGTTGGAATAAAGCTGGCGGAGTTATTATGCGCGGGCTAACAAGACGATGCATAGCTCGACGATTAGTCTTTTTAAGTGGGACAAAATGAAAAATACTGCCCAACGTTTTGAATCGATCCTTTTCTTTTCGGATCTTCATGGGGTTCGTGTCATTTTAGGTTTTTCGGAACTTATCTGGTCATTGACACTTCTTTGGGCTGGTGAGACATTCGGTCGCCCTACCTATACGGTAATGGCTCATGTAATGGGGGAAGAAGCATGGGGTCTTGTTTTCCTTGTTTCAAGTATAACACAATTCAGCATCGTTTATAAAGCAGACTACCATTCGAAGTTTGCGACATATTTTGCAGGATGGAATTTGTGTCTTTGGCTATATGTGGTCATATCCATGTACCTTAGCGTTTCCCCTCCCCCTGCTGCGATTAGCGGCGAAGCTGGTTTAGTTCTTGCTGCCGGCTGGGTTTGGATTCGAACAGGTTATAGTTGTGTTGGTCGCCGTGAATCTGATTATGCATTACCAGAACGGCAGCGTCGTGAAACCTGTAGGCCTTTTGCAATGAAGGATGGAATCTAAAATGGTAATTGATCCGCAACAAGCCGCGAACTATAGCGTTGGCGGGGTTGTGATCAGCGGGACACTGTTCTGGATGATCCGTTGGATTATCCGTACATTTCATGTGGATCGGTTAGCCAATAAATCAACCAATGCTGAAAGCAATGTAATTGATCGCCTCGAAAACGAGATTAAGCGTCTTGAGGTTATCATTAACAAGCAAAGCATTGATATTGACAATATGCACCGTGAACACCGAAGGTTAGAGCGACGCTTATCAAATCAACGTGCTGTTCTTATTGCTATCGAAACAATAGTAGAAGGAATGTGTTCCTGTAATTCCACGTCGAAGAAAAGACTTGTTGACTTGATTGCTGAGTTAATCAATGCCGATAAGGATTACGATAAGCTTGAAAATATTGCAGCCGGTGTAGGCAATTTGGCACCGTTGAGCGAGGGGATATAAATGGCATTTGTCGCTGAAGATGGCACAGGTCTTGCAGATTCCAATTCAATTGTGGACGTTGCTTACGCGAATGCATACTTTGCTGATCGCGGTGTAGCAGCATGGGTTGGCGCAGATACAGTTAAGCAAGGTTGGCTCGTACAAGCCACTGATTATATTGAACTGCGTTTTGCCAATTATTTTCTTGGAACAAAACTTGTGGCTGAACAAGCTCTTAGCTTTCCTCGTGTGAGCGACAAGTTTATTCAAATGCCTGTTAGCTTGAAAAATGCCTGCTGCGAATACGCTTTACGCGCAAAGGTCGCTAAACTCCTTCCTGACCCCGTAATTGATGCAACGGGTCTTGGTGTTCTTGCGACACGAAACAAGATTGGCCCTATTGAAAAGGAAACAAAGTATCAATATCAGGGTCCGGGAACAGTAACCACACTCGTTCGCCCTTATCCTGCCGCCGACGCGCTTTTGCGAAACCTCATTAAGTTACCAAACTCTGGTGTCATCCGTGGCTGATTATAGCGGAAGCGTAGCACTTGCAATAGAAATGCTTACCGAAAATGGTAAGCTAATTGAGTTGCAAATACTAGGCGCTGAGTCCGATGACCCGAGCAAGCCCTGGAAAGGTGTTGCGTTTGAAAATGTGGTTATGGCATATCCAGATACACCTGCAATTTTTGTTCCTATTATTGGCAAAGATTTAGGGATCATTATTACAGATCTTGAACTTTTAAAACGGTCGAAGCAAGTTGCAATTGTTGCTCCTGTTGCAGAAGGTTTAGAAGATAAGATTACCAGAATCAAAGATAGCGATGGTACAATTTGGAAAGTTATCTGGTCGCAATGTTTGCGCCCTGCTGAAGAAACTGTTTTGTATTATTTCGGACTTGCCCGATGAATATTGAACAAGCTCGTGATTTTATTTACGGAGTCTTTTTACCCGTATGGGGAACAGTGTACCCCGTTGTATGGGGCGACCTCCCTGCGAACCCGCCTGCTAGCGAAACACCGTGGGCAGGGGTAAAGCTGTTGCACTTAGGGGGAGGGCAAGCAAGCTTGTCCGGGGAAACTGGTAGCCGTCGATTTAATAGGAGAGGCATCCTCCGAATTAGTATTTCTGTACCTGCTGGTGGCGGTCAAACCAAAGCGTATCAGCTGGCACAACTGGTGGCCAACGCCTATGAAGATGCAAAGTTGGACGTATGGTTCCGCAACATACGTATTAAAGAAGTTGGAGCAAGCGGGGCTTTTGAACAAATCGATGTCCTAGCGGACTTTTCTTATGACGAAGTGAGGTAACTTAAATGGCTAACAAGATTGACAGTAACATCACTGGGCTTCGCTTTGCAGAAGAAGCGTCCCTCAAGGTACTTCCGGGCTCGCCCGTTTGGTATCCCTTGGAGCCCAACAGCTATTCCGATTTCGGCGGTCAAATCAAGACCATTGCCCGAAACCCAATCAACGCGTCGCGCCAGCGTAAGAAAGGTGTTACCACCGATCTGGATGCTTCGGGTTCTTTCAACCAGGATCTGACGCTCACCAACATGACCCGTCTGCTCCAAGCTTTCATGTTCGCCGACATTCGTGAAAAGAAAAAGACGAATGGTATGAACGCTGTTGCAGATACTGTCGCCAGCGTTACGTCCGGAACCAAGACCTTTGCTCTGTCCGCAGGTGGTGTTGGCTTCCTTGCCGGTCATTTGGTCGAAACGAATGGTTTTTCGACGCCTGCGAATAACGGCATTTTCACCGTCAGCGCCAATGCAACTGCAACCGCTCTTATCACGACGGAATCTCCCGTTACGGAAGCTGCGCCGCCTGCTGGTGCATCCATTGCAGTTGTTGGATTCCAATTCCCATCTGCTGATGTCTCCATCACCATGAACGGCAACCTTGTTCGTCTTACCTCGGTTGCTACTGCAATGACCGGCCTTGGTTTGATTCCGGGTGAATGGATTTACATCGGTGGTGATGCTGTTGGAACCACACTGGCAATCAACAAGGGCTTCGCTCGTATCAGCTCCATTGGTGCCTTGTATCTTGAATTTGACAAGATCAGCTGGACAGGTGCTATTGCTGAAGTAGGCACTGGCAAAACCCTTCGCATTTTCTACGGCGATGTCCTCAAGAACGAATCGACGCCTGCTCTTATCAAGCGCCGTACGTTGCAAGTTGAGCGGACACTGGGCGACGACAGCGGCGTTCAATCGGAATACCTTGTTGGTGCTGTTACCAACGAATTCACGATGAACATTTCGCAAGCTGACAAGGTTACGACCGATCTGTCCTTCATTGCTGTTGATAACGAACAACGTACCGGCGCAGTTGGCGTTAAGGTCGGCACTCGCCCTTCGATTGTTGATTCCGCAGCTTTCAACACGTCCTCGGACATCACGCGCATCAAGCTGTCCCTTGTTTCCGCAACCGATCCGGCGCCAACCCCCCTGTTTGCTTTTGCAACGGAAATGAGTTTGGGTGTCAAGAACAACGTGACTCCGAACAAGGCAATTGGTGTTTTGGGTGCTTTCGATACCTCCTCGGGCACGTTCGAAGTCAGCGGATCCATGACGGCGTACTTTGCCAGCGTGACGGCTGTTCAAGCTGTTCGTAACAACGCTGACGTGACCCTCGACATGATCATGCTGAAGAAGAACAATGCACTGCTTTGGGACATCCCGCTCTTGTCCCTCGGCGACGGTCGTTTGTCGGTGGAGCAGGACAAGTCCATCACGCTTCCTTTGGAAACGAATGCTGCGGAATCCAAGTTTGGTCACACACTCTTGTTCCAAGTGTTTGGTTACTTGCCGGATGCAGCTGGCGGGGTTTAAACTCTGGTCTGCTTCATCCATTACAGAGGGGGCTTCGGCCCCCTTTTTGTTTATCAAACCCGAGGAATATAAAATGAGCCTTTACAGCCAATTTGAAACCGACCGTAGCGTCGAAAAAGATGGCATCGTTCTCCAATACGGCATGAACAGCAAAAAGAAGCCGATTGAAATCCGTATCGCCCGCGCTGGCGGCGCCAACGAACATTACAACAAGCTTCTGGAAATCAAGATCAAGCCTTACCGCCGGCAGATCCAGAACGAAACGCTGGACAATGCTGTTGCTGAAAAGATCACCAAAGAAGTCTATGCGGCCACCATTGTCCTCGGTTGGACGGGCGTTGAAGATCGTGCCGGGAACGAAATGGAGTTCAACCAAGTCAACTGCATCAAGCTGTTCACCGACCTTCCCGATCTTTGGTCTGATATCCAGTCGCAATCGGTTCGTGCAGCGCTGTTCCGTACCGAAATTCTGGAAGCTGACGCAAAAAACTAAGCGAGGTCTTGATCTATGCCTTGGAACAGGGGCCAACGGAGAAGTTTATTATTGAGCAATGTTTTAGGCAGAAAATGCCATTGCCCGATAGAATTCAAAATGCTCCCGAACTGTTTCTTGGCTTAGAACTCTTTTACGTGGCGTTTATGAATTTGTCGTCGTGTAGAAGTCAAGGCTACGGAACTGAAGGCCCTATTGGATGGTTGCAAATCAACGATTATTGCATAACCTATGGTATAATCGGGGAACAACGCGACGATCTAATTTATCACGTTCAACATTTAGATGAGACTTACCTTGGATTTAAAACCAAGAAGTTAAAAGCACAAACAGCATAGACTTGAGGACGTGATGACCACACTTGGAGGTTTCGCCAGCAAAATGCGCAAGGCCTCCAAGGCCGTTCTTACCAATTCCGATAACCTTGTAAAAGAAATTGCGACTGCAATTGTTACTATTGTGGTCAATGACACACCTGTTGATATTGGTACAGCTAAGTCTAACTGGCTAGTAGCTATTGACTCAACACCTGGCGGAATTCAATCTGCTTATGTGCCTGGCAAAAAAGGTTCTACGGAAGTAGATAACATTAACGTAGCCTTAGCTCATGCTGAAACTGTAATTGCATCCTATTCGGGATCGCAAGAAATTCATATCACAAATAATTTAGATTACATTGACGATCTTAACTCTGGTTCGTCGAGCCAAGCACCCGCAAGGAGGGGCGCAATGGAACCATATGTCATCCATAACGTACCAAGTGATCCGGATAAACCACGAG